GGCTTTATTTTTGCCTATGGGAAGCCATTCCCCCTAAATTTAATCACGATAAAAAACAAAAATAACAGTAAGTTAATTTATACGGGATTATTGCAATGGATAATAATCGACCAAAATTTATTTTATCAAAGCTGAGTCTTTCACGTTTAGAAGGTGTTCATACTGATCTTGTGAAAGTTGTAAAACGTGCCATTGAACTGACCGAAGTGGACTTTCGAGTCAATGAGGGTTTACGTTCTAAATCTCGTCAAAATCAATTGGTCGCTTCAGGTGCAAGTCAAACATCCAACAGCCGTCATTTAACAGGTCATGCTGTTGATCTGCTTGCTCTGATCAATGGTGTACCGTCTTGGGATTGGAATCACTATTACAAAATCGCTGAAGCAGTCCGCAAAGCTGCTGAAGAACTTAAGGTCAAAATCGAATGGGGTGGCTGTTGGGGAAGTCAGATGTCAACCTATAGTCCACTTGGTACAGCGAGCAAGTTTGGTTCTATGAGTGAACAAGCATGTCAGGGTAAAAAAATTGGACGTTCAGCTTTTATTGATGGCCCACATTTTCAAATTCCATGGGGGACGAAATAATGCCCTCTTTTCCTAAAAATAAATTAGCTCAACTTGTAAAAGCTGAACGTAATATTTCAGCATTTCAAAAACTGTCAAATATCCATGAACGTGCTTTGAATGAGCATAATGACCAGCTGGATTTTACTTGGAAAGACGGCTATCAAAAAGGTTCTGATGATGTTTCTACACTTTATAAGCCAAAGGTCGAAGCTCAAGAAGATCAACTTTTAGACCAAGCCAAACGCCATCAAAAACGTGTTGAAGAATTAAAAGCTGAAATTGAAAGCAACAAACCAGTTTTTGTGAATGGATTTCTAGTTGGACATTTGCATTGATTGCTTACATCGCAGTTTATGGCATTCCACCTGAAATCATGTCACTACTACCAGTTGGATCACAAACTAAAGTGATAGCTGTCCTATCTATCATTGGGATGATTTGCCGTTTCATTAATCAGTCTAAGCCAAAGCCTTTACTCGATGTTAAAGGGGAATTTGATGACTTTGCAGCTTGAAGCTTACCAAGTATTTTTAATCATTTCGACAGTACTCGGTGCTGTCATTGGAACGATTAAAATCATGGGAAATCAAATCAATGCCAACATTCAGCAGAATTTTGAATCGACCAATTTAAAGATTGAACAAGTGGCAAAGCAAGCGGAAGAAGGTCAAAAAGAAGTCCGAGCGTTAGAGCGTCAATTTTTAGAGTTTAAAGCAGACATGCCTTTTCGTTATATCGCCCGTGATGATTATATTCGTGGGCAAACCGTCATTGAAGCAAAGCTTGATGCAGTTGCTGAAAAATTAGAGAAAGTACAGATTAAACAAGGGGTTCAACCATGAGTTTTGAAATGCAAAAGGCTCGTCGTGAAGGTATGCGTTGGCATTTGCTGAATGCTTTGGATAAAGCACGTCCATTAGGTGCAATGGATACTTTATTACTTGATGTAATGTTAGCGATCTATCCTGATGTCACCCCCAATGAAGTGCATGTTCAACTTGAATATTTAGAACAACGTAAAATGGTTGAAATCAGTAAGCAGCCGACGGGTCATTGGCATGCCAAGCTAGACCGCCTTGGGATTGACTGTGTTGAATATACCATTGACTGTCAGGCAGGTATTGCCCGCCCTGAAAAGTATTGGAAATAGGTGCTAAACATGGGGCGTGAATCTGCGATTGATCAACTCAAGCCTGAAGACAAAACCATGCTTGACCGTTGGCTGATGGATAAGGGTTTTTGTGGCTATGAAGAAATTGCCACCAAGCTTGCTGAAATGGGTTACTCAGTAGGTAAATCCTCAATACATCGTTATGGGCAAAAATTGGAATCTAAACTTGCTGCTGTTCAAGCCAGTACCCAAGCCGCAATGATGATCGCAGATGCTGCACCTGATGATGGTGACTTGCGCAGTTCGGCTGTATTGAGTTTGGTACAAACCGAATTGTTTAATGCCTTGGTCAGTCTGCAAGACTCTAATGACCCTAATGCTTCCCCTGCTGATCGTATTATGCTGATGGCTAAAGCAGGTAAAGGTATTGCTGAAATTGCCAAGGCTTCTGTGAATCAGAAGAAGTGGGAAAGTGAGGTGAAAGAGCGTGTCGAGAAAGCTGCTGAAGCGGTTGAAAGTATCGTTAAAAAAGGTGGAATGTCTAAAGAAATCGTCAGTGAAGTTAAAAAAGAAATTTTAGGGATTATGGGATTATGAGTGAAATCAAATTAACCGACCCTACTGAATTACTTAAATCAGCAGGTTATTCAGATGTTCCTACTGTATTACTTCCTTATCAACAGGCTTGGATCGCCGATAAAAGTCAGCTTAAAATTGCTGAAAAGTCTCGTCGAATTGGTTTAACTTGGGCTGAAGCCGCTGATGCAGTATTAGATGCAGCAAGTGAAGGTGGTCAAAACTGTTATTACTTGGGTTATAACAAGGACATGACAGTTGAGTTTATTCAAGCCTGTGCAATGTGGGCTAAAGCATTCGATGCAGCCTGTGGGGATGTTGAGGAAGGACTATGGGCAGATGGTGATAAGCACATTCAAACTTACATTATTCGTTTTCCTAAATCAGGCAAACGAATAGAAGCACTGACCTCTCGCCCATCCAATATGCGTGGTCGTCAAGGTAGAGTCATCATGGATGAGTTTGCCTTCCACGACAATCAAGTTGAATTACTTAAAGCCGCTATTGCCTTACTGATTTGGGGCGGCTGTGTCCGTGTGATCAGCACCCACGATGGTGAAGATAACCCATTTAATCAACTGATTAATGAAATTAAAGCAGGCAAGCGTAAAGGCTCTGTACATCGTACCACTTTTAAAGAAGCAGTTAATCAGGGTCTGTATAAGCGTGTGTGTTTACGCAAGAAGATTAAGTTTGATCCCAAAGAACAACAAGAATGGGTGAATGATATTTATAAGTTTTATGGTGATGCAGCCAATGAAGAATTGGATGTGATTCCGTCCAAGGGCGGTGGTAAATGGCTCAGTCAAGCTTTACTTGATGCTCGTAAAGACCCGAACATTCCTGTCATTCGCTTTACCCCACCTGAAGGTTGGGACAACTTTGATAAGGTCAGTGAAGAAAGTCGCAACGCTGAGGTGTTAGAGTTTTTTAATGAAAATTTAAAACCACTCTTGGAAGCTATTCCTAAAACGACTAAAAACTTTTATGGTTTGGACTTTGCCCGTAAAAAGAACGCCTGCTCGTTTTGGGTACTGAGTGAAGGCATCCAATCCCGCAAGACCTGTCCTTTTGTATTTGAGATGTTTAAAACACCATATAAACAGCAAGAAGAGTTTTTAAAGTTGATTGTGGCGATGTTGCCTAACTTTAGTAAAGGCGCACACGATGCCAGTGGTAATGGTGGATTTTTAGCTGAAGCCATGCAAGTAAAATTTGGAGATCGGGTTGAGGCGGTCATGTTGACTGAGTCATGGTATCGGGAGCATACACCACATTTTAAATCCGCCTTGGAAGATGGTGACATCGCTAATATGCCCGCAGACCAAGATATTATGGAAGACCATCGTGCCTTTGTGATGATTAATGGTGTGGGGCGTATTCCTGCTACTGGTTCAAATAGCAATAACAAAGACCGACATGGGGATAGTGGTATTTCCCACTTACTCGCTGATTATGCCAGTAAGAATCCAAGCGCACCGTATGAGTTTACAGCCCTTTCAGATGTATCTGATGAGTTTGAAGAAGATGACTTGGATGATGTGAGGTCGGATTTTAGTTTTATGTAAGGAGAACGAGGCGACGTTAGAATGCGGGAACACTCTAACGCCCTTTTGACAAAGTAAGTTGTCGCAAGCAAAGCCCCGCTACTGTGATCACAGCAGCGTAAGGCTAACAGTTAATCTAACGCTTTGCGATATGGTGAAATGATGGAGATGATTAAATGTCGTTCATGTGATCGACTTTTATGCAAAATCGGGCGATTTAATGCAATTGAGATTAAATGCCCACGCTGTAAAACTTTAAACTTTGTGAGCGTCAAGAACGCCCTACCCGATTGCCTAGAGCAACAGCGGGATAGTGCAAATGTTAAATCTAAGTAGTTCAATCAATCTTTTTAAAACTGATTGTTTAACTTTACTGGGTCAATTGGATGACCAATCTATCGATACTATTGTCACTGATCCACCTTACTTCAAGGTAAAAAGTGAACATTGGGATCATCAATGGAAGAATGAGGATACCTTTTTTGAATGGCTTGATACAGTAGTTCAAGAGCTTGCCCGTGTTCTCAAACCGAATGGCTCTATTTATCTGTTTTGCTCCAGCCATCTTCAGCATCGAACTGAATTCATTATTTCCAAGCACTTTAAAATGCTAAACCATATTTTATGGGTCAAGAAAGCAGGTAAACACATGGGTTGCCATCCTCCTTCTTTAAGACGTTATTTTCCTCAAACTGAAAGTATTCTTTTTGCTGAACATCAACAGGCAATCAAACCTGAGCGCTACCTTTGTGAAATGGTTTTGATTTATTTACAGGAACAATGGAAAGCTGCTGGGTTTAAGTA